GTAGAGCAAAACTCTACACATCGCGGTGATGAAAGACTCTTGCTCTGATTTATCGTCAGACCAATAGTCTTGCAGAAGTGTTCGTACTTCTCCGCTAAAGGAGAGCCTACGAGCACGGCATCATCTCCAACAATCCAAGCGTAACGCTCAGTGTTGGAGGGGAAGCGGTCATATGCTTGATAAAAGCAATATGCCGCTACAATTCCATGGGCCATTGAGGCCAATGGGAATGAGGGAAAAGACCCCATAGGGGTCCCCGTGCCATAAGAAGACACGTAACCCTTGCGCATCACTGAGAGATCATAAGCTCCCAGTGAGACTACGTCCATTACCTGGATATCGTAGTCTGAGACGAATCCCAGATCTCTGAGTTTACAGAGAACTGGCCGCTGAATTTCCCAATAAGGGAAATTGTCAGTGAAAGAGGACTGATCATATGAATAGATCATGTCCGGGTTCTTTCTCCGAACGTTGCGGGAAACGACCTTATATAGGTCTTCCCTTGCTCCGTCGTGGGATTTAACCCATTGGATCACAGTTCCATCGTTGATTTTCCTCAACGAGACCATTAGAGGGTACGATAAGGACCCTAGAATGGGGAGCTGTACCGCCACAATGCGCGGTTTCGATCCATTCTTAGGTGATATCCCTATCTTGCCGATAGGGACCACCGTCTCGAACGCTGATGGAAATCTGCTTAGATCCCATTCAGCTTCTACGGGTGTACCGTAGAGTGCGCGCGTCAGGAATTCACTTGGATTCCTTAAAGCCAACTCCCTTATCGCAGGAATGCGTAAAGAGTTGGTGACGTTGTACAGTCTATCATCGGTACGAGGTAGACTGATACACTCCCCTGCATCTGTGATATAAGCCATACGCTTATCACTCGCAGAGATTGCCCAAACAGGTAGATATTCTTTTTCAGGTATCTCCCTGTTCTGCAACATGAAAGGAACGTATTCGTCAATGAATCGTTTCCAATCATGAACCACTCTCTCATCCAAAGAGGTGGTGTGGGTTATAGAATAATAACCCTTCCGCAAATCCCGGACAGATATGTCCGAATCGAGTCTAAATAGACACGATTTGAGATTTGTCATGCCGGCCCAGATTTGCTGGGTTTCGGCGAGGCTCGGATCGAGGTTCAAGATCTTGTTTAGGATCGAGAAACCTCCGCCATATTCGTCTCTCGACGAATCGTCATCAAAACCGTTTTCTCGACGGTTGAGATGCGGGCACGCGTTCGGATCGACGGTAAATCGTCCTACTAACGCATACGAGAAGACTGTAGCAATTTCACTTGCTACCTCCTCGAATGTTGGGTCCTCGAGAGAATCGAGGAAGCCCACGAAGGCCTGAAGCTCGTCGTCAGGAACGAATCCTGACAGAGTGGCCTTCAAATGGCCGCATAGAGCCCTTGAAGAACTTTTGTTCTTCATATCGACCACCTCCTATACTGTCCGTATAGGCTGGTCAGGCACTACACGCGACAGGCTCTCTGCATACAGCAGAG